ATGCAGTCTTTTACTTTACACAAACACCCTCAACTTTTGCTAATGATGATTTAACACAGCTTTCAGATGATGAACTAGAAACATTATACTATGAATCGTCTGCTCAATTTTTAGCTAAATCAATGCACTTTATGAAGATTGAGGACGAACTATTTTCAAGAAATAGTGTAACTGTAAGTGATGGACTTCTAATAGATGTTGGCAATAATATTATTGAAGCAATTAATCAGGTAAGCAATTGAACCATAGAAAGTAGGATATCTTCATTTACAAAAGAAAACCACCAATTAAGGTGGTCTTTTTTATTTGTTCGGTGCCATTTCAACTTTGAGGTTATTAGCTTGTAAGAAACGCAAGTGCCAAGGCGCACCCTCATTCCAAACATAATGTTTAAGGTCTTTTCCTGTCGTGTCTTTATAAATTTGTTTGACGATAGTCCATTGGTCGGCATTAGTGAAGCCAATTACTTTTGTTCCATTGAAGTAGGATACTCCGCCAGCTGGTTTACCGTCTTTTGTATTAACTTGATAAGTAAATTTCATTAAATCATCGTCCTCTAATTCTGTATTTGTTTGTGTATTGTTTACTATTGCGCTAGTTTGCCCTGTAAGGCGCTTATTTAGTTCTGTGATAAAGTATGAGCGACAGCTTTCTACCGTGCCACCATGTACCTCTACGGAACGTCTAGGGCATGAAGTAGATGACAACTCTTGATGTAGCTTCACAGTGTCATGATTAGGGGTTAATCCCCATTGTTTCATATACTTAGCTACATCATCTAGTACCGCTTGTTCATTCCTCAAGAACTGATTTAAATCGCCCTCTGATTGGCACACTTCCCAACTTGCGTAATTTGCATTACCGTATGAGTTAGCACAATGGTATGCCATATTAGAGAAGTCGGAAGCCTGCAATCGTCCATCAGAAGCAATGTAAACATGAGCGAAGCCCTCTTCTGGATCATGATTAGGCAACCAACCATTATAAAAATTAGTGTTAGCACCATTTGAGCCAGCGTCATTATGAATTACAACCCCAGTAGGATTATAACCACGTACACCAGCGTTAGTTATATTCATTCTTTTTTATCCTCCGTTTGTTCTTCTTCCGCTTCTGGAAGACTTACACCACTCTTTTTCATAAGTTTAACCAAACCGTCAAACATAGGGCTAATTTTTGCGATTAAGTAAATAAATTGTCCTACAAAGTACAACAAGCCTGCGTTAATCACAGTTTTGGCGATATCAGAAGTTGAGGGTGTTTGTGTAAAGTAAAAGACTGCATATAAAATCCATAGCGCGAAGACTACCGTCAAATCAATCACAAGTCTACGTTTAAAAGGCGGGTTCATCGCTTCTCTATCTTTGACCCACGTAGCGAAAAGAATCGCCAAAATTAAGATAGTTATTAAAATCATTCTAGTTACCATTTTGTTTTACTTTCTATTTTGTTATTTAATAAAGTAGCTTGCGTTACCACGTGACGTCAAAGGGTTACTACCAATATCCTCCCCCCACCAAGTAATACTACCATCTGGGTTCATGTCAATATGGAAAATACTATCACTTCCAACAAGATGACCAATAAGACTTTGAACAACAGCTGGACGAAACGGTTCATCTACCCACGTTCTAGACATCGTCTGTCCTTTTTTTATATTTGCTATACTACCAAGGAATCTAACAATTACTAAATCATCGTTCTTTTTAGTAAGTTGCAATTGCAAACCAGGAGCGGTTTGAACTGTCAACATTTCAGTTGGAACATAGATTGGACCTTTAAGTGATATATTATTTGCAAAAATACTATCCAAATTACTGGTCTGAACAATTGGTTTAGTGCTTGTTACTCCAGTTCCTGAAGTTACAACAACATCAAAACAAACTTTCAAAACGCCAGAACCATTGTTTATATCAACACTGTTGCTATTATTTGCGGTTTCGGCTGATAAACTGACAGGATTAGCAGTTTGAGTTAAGTCAATATTTGCATGAATGTAATTAACTGAATCCCCTTTTAAAGCTACTGTTTCGTTTAATAGTTCAAAATACCTCCCGCCTGCAATGATTGATGTGTTGACATATTGAATGTTAAGAGCTGTATTTAACGGACTTGTCCAGTCTTTACGCCTAATCGTTCCGTAGTCCATTCCTGTCAACATCATGTATAGTTTACCGTCATTATTAGAACCGACTGGGAACTCTGTACCATTTTGACTAAAAAACGTGAAATTTTTAATTGTCATTTTTAACCTTTCTTGATATTATCTTCGCTTTGTCTAAAACTGGGTTATCAGTAATTGATAGCTCCAACAATCTAAATTTTCTACCGCCATAAGGATAACCACCAATTGATACAAATTGACCGACTTCATACAGGAGCGTGGTTGCGATTCTAAGCGTGTTTTTGCTGTTATAGTATACTTTACCTTGCAATAGTTCTAAGTGGTCTTTACGAAGCTCTCTGTGCCCCTTAAAGCTATCTATTCTATATTTGTCACCATAAGTAGCTATATACTCATATAACATTTGGTTTATCTCCACTTTCTACAAAAATAAGTCTATCATTGAACTCTGTTTTAACTCTGTCTGCTATGTAACCTGAATATAGTTTTCCTTCGTACCAAATATCTACTAAGTCATTAACATACAAGGGCAAAAGTTCGTTTTGATTAAATATTAACCTTGTGACGATAGTAGAGGGAGAAATTTCTGCTTTAATAGTAGATATATCTGGAGGGTTTCCATGTTCATCTCTGTCATAAAACAATGTTTTAGCTATCCTTACTTCTGGCAAGTCTGTCCCGTCTCCGTGATAAGTGCTATAATCAATGACATCTCCATTATTTTTTGCTGTGTACATTTTAGGAGGGTCTGTATAGTCATCTGTTGCCTTATTTTTAACGAATACAACAGCAAAATTATAAACTGAACGTTCTACTATTGTTTCCGTGTCCTTTGTCACGCTTTGCTTAATATCTACCCTTGTCGTGATTCTATTTCTATTCCAGTTTCTTGAGGCAAAGTTAATAAATAACAAGTTTCTAGGATCTGTTTCAGATGAAGCATGTTGAATTGTTGTAGTTGGTTGAAATTGAACCTTGGAAAATATCCTTTTTGCTACGTCAGTAGCTGATGAAGTTTCTGCTTTACGGTTGATTGTAGCCCTTCCAGCAAATATACTTGAATTGAAGAAATAACCATAACTCATCAAATTATTTTTATTAGGGTCAATTAAATAATCAATGATAGCAGCGTTTGTCGTTTTAGTTATTGCGCTCGGAACATCAAGGCTTTCAATCATTGCCCAAAAATAGTTCTTTAACGTGACTTTATTGCTTTCATCTACATCTGTCACAAGGTAAATCATATCTAAATTTAGGTTTTTCTTTTTACCTAGAGCTTCCTCGATTGGAACAACTTCAGGAAATAGAATTTGAACAATATCGCCAACTTCTACCGAAACGGTCAATGTAGCTGATGAAGTGTAAAGGTAGCCCGTTTCCCACAATTCATAGTTAATAACTTGACATCTTGCCCTTGGTATTGGTAGACCTCTTTTGTCTTTTTTACCATTAGGGAGAATAAAATCAGATATATTGTAATAGTTAGGGTTAAAGTTATCATAAACGTTAGCTTCTAACATCAAACAAAGTCCGCCTTTCTCTTGACTTTAAACTCTGCCTTGGTAAGGTTGATTAGTTCCATTTGACCTTTTTCAATTATACGAGTTCTGTATCTCTCGAAGTCCATTACAGGGAATAAATTTAATGAAGTCGTTCCGTTCCAACCTTGATAGGTTTCGTCATTTACATCTGTATTTATTAAAATGTAGTCTTGTAATTCTTCCGTCTTGAATACAATTGCGGTATATTCATTTCCAATATCGTCTAAAAATCTAACTCCAGTAGGTGTTTTAGGAAGGTGCGGATATAATATTCCCATAAAACTAAATATTTCATCTTTTATATCCCAGCGACTTAAACGGTCTATGTCACTTTCCCCATAATAAGTGTAAGAAGTTCCTTTGACATACTTATAGCTTCCTGGTGCTGTTCCACCATAAATTTTAGACTTACCAGAAAGGACTTGACCATTTTGAATTTTTTCAAAAGTTAAGTTTTCGTAAGTGTACCACTTTGTAATTATATCAAAAGTTATCTTTTCGCTGAAAGTTCCGTTCTTACCGTAACCCTCTGTCTTTGTGACATCTGCTAGAGTTAAGTCAGCATATACCTGATAAATCTCTGTTTGATATTCAAGTGTAACGAATTTTTGGTTAAGAATGTCGTTGATGAAGTCTTTCATTAGTTGATAGTTTTCTTCCAAACTTTCGCCAAACGTTTCTAGTTTGAACTCTATTTGTGGCTGGGTAATTGAGCGTGTTCCCATTACTCCAATACCATTACTTTGCCAAATATTATTAGTTGATTGTAAGCCTAAATTAGAGGGCTGGTAAAATCTAACTTTTCCGGTTGTAACGTCCCAAACTTTATCATCTGTTCCGTCTAAGTTGGTATGTATTTTGTACTGTCTTACCATTAAGCCCTCCCTAGGTCAAATTCTCGTCTGATTGCTCGTGCTAAGTTAGAAACATCTTGGCCAGCACCACCTTGTACGTTAAATGTGTTATATGTTCTGTTATCGCTTGATACGCTGTTCGTACTTAAACCGTACCCGCTAGAAGATAAGTTGACATCTGTTAAGCCTACTACCATTGAGCCTTTGAATAGTCCGCCAAGTTTACCAGTGATACCATTAATAGCTCCTGATATATTGTTAATTGTATTTGTTACACCGCCTAGAACATTGTCTATTGTATTCTTGATTCCTCCAAATATCCCCCTAAAGAACTCTCCAATGCCGTTAAATGCTCCTGTTATTGCATTGTAAGCATTAGAAGCAAAGCCACCGAAAGTGCTGAATACTCCACTTACTGTATCTTTAGCACCGTTGAAAGCTCCACTAAAGAAACTACTTACTCCACTAAATACACCTGTAATTGCTCCCCAAGCGCTTGAAGCAAAGCCACCAAAAGAACTGAACACTCCACTTACTACACCACGGACAGCGTTGAATATGCCACTAAAGAAACCAGCTGCTGCACTCCATATTGACCGAACTACTCCCCAAGCGCTAGAAGCAAAACTTCCGATTGCGCTAAATACTGACGAAGCTACTGAACTAACAGCATTAAATATACCACCAAAGAAACCCGATAGGCCTTTCCATGCACTAATGACTAATTGGTAAGCACCGCGAACAATAGCCAAGATAAGTTGGAAAGCTACATTAATAATTGATCCTATTAGGTTAAATATAGATTGATAAAAACTAATTAACGGTTGAAAAGTTGTAACGAACCAGTTATAAGCGTTTGTCACTAAAGAAGCGATAGTTGTAAATACAGTTGTAACAACACTTGCTATTCCATTCCACAACCCTGTGAAGAATGTTGTTATTCCGTTCCAAATGTTTTGAATACCTTGTACAATTCCGCTAAACCAATCAACTAAACCTTGCCAAATTCCTTTAGCTCCGTCAACTGCTCCACTCCATATATCAGAGAACCATTGACCGATACCGCTAAAGAATGAAACCACGCTATCCCATGAACTCTTTAAGAAGTCCACAAAGTCAGCCCATATCTTTTTGCCTGTTTTAGTTTGAGTGAAGAAATAAATCAAGCCAGCAACGACTGCTGCAATTGCCACAGCTATGGCAACAAATGGATTAGCAATAATTAAAC